CTCGTTCAGAGAGGCGCGTGCACTTACAGACGCAGTCAGATCTTTGTGACTCCATCATTCGTGCACACACCGTCTGCCACAACGGTGCTGTGACTTCACACCCGCTTCTCCCGAGTAACGATGGTACGGTTAAGGCCGCTGCTATCACCGCTGATTCCAAGACTCGTTTCCAAACCGCCGCCAGGAACTACAAGATCCCAACAGAGTCTGAGATTTTATCGAAGATGCCCGACTCTGACAAGACTTCGAACACCCATCCCTATCTGGCCGCGGCACGGCACCTCACGATATCTGGCCTTCGCAGGCTGGCCAAGACCCTTGACGCATTGCAGCACGACCCCTGCATCTCATCGAGTCAGCGTGATAAAGGTGCTTTCGGAGAAAGGCCCTTTCACCAGTTGAAAGACTTGGGCCACTCCGCCACACCACAACCCACGGACATTCCCTGTGGAACCAAGGTCATCGACACCCTGATCGACTGCCTGGCCTACGAGACATCGTTGGCCGCGCACTCTGGTCGGGACATGATCATTTGGGCATCGTTATACTCCGATCTCGCGGGGGAAACATGCGAGAGTGTGTATTACGCCGACTCCCCCAACACCTTCGTGGAGATCATCGGCAAGGAAAAGGTAACTGCTATCTATAAGAATCAGATTGCCTGGGACTTCACGTCTAGCGACGTGGTGTACGTGGAAAACCTCGACAAATCAGCTTTCACTGTATACAACGTCCTGCGGTACCCGCAGCCCGACTTGCTCAAGCAGGTCGTCTTTATGGCTGCCACACAGACCGTGAACCTGCCCTACGCTCTGGTCAACAAGATGACCAAGTGGACCAAGGGGCATGATCTCGGATCCACAGGTATCCGCACCCCCGGACCGTGCAAGAATGTGACATTGGTGCCTCGCGACCCCAAGAGGCCGCACACCAAAGATGTCCTCATCATGTCCAACGGCACTCCGGGTGTTCCAACGGTCTCCATCAAGTATATGGATGCCCCGGGACCCAAATCCAGTACTACCATGCACGTCGACGTCTACAACTATCTTAAGTACCTGAATGCCCACGGCGGACGTGGACTGACAGCGAACGAGGTGGTGAAACGTTTAGAGCTGTTCGCTGTCGAGCAGGAACAGCTCGATGTGCCGGGTGCAGCCGCATATTGCGAGCTGTTACGTACTGTCGCGTATTGGGGGGACTTGCCGAACGTTGTCTATTATGGCAGCAAGGCCCCGAAGCCAGGATCACACTGGGCTCTAAAAGAGAAGGAGGCCCCAGAAGAATCCCCAACCGCTAAGGCCGTCATGGCTGCTCCTAAGATCACCCTCAACAACCCAGGGACGCTCGCAAAGGATGCAGGTGGCATGGAAGCCTACAAGCAAGAGAAACTCATCGGCATGAAGAACGACACCGTGCCGACTGAGGAATGGTCCAAGATCTCAGACGTAGTCCTCACCCGCTTCATAGAGTCAGTAGCTCGTGATAGCGGTATGAAGAAAGGCAGCGTACAACTCATCGACATCAATGATGTC